TCGGTGGCGGTGCGGAGGAGGTAGTCCATGTGATTACAGGGTGGTCAGGGCGTTGATAAATGACTGTGACTGCGAAATAGGCCAGAACTTGATCGCTCGAAGCCATCCGTATATCTGCGTCGGGCCGGGAGCAAACATCCTGATTCGATCAATGCTGCTCGGAGATGCGCCGTTGTCGCCTGCAATGCCACTGAATGTCGCACCGTTCTGCGAAAATCTGTAATCAGCAGTTCCATACGCGAACGCAGACTTGGCCCGTGCCGTTGCTGTCGGAGTGAACTGCCTTGCGGTTGTTCCGCCCCGAGTCGCAATCGCAATGCCCCGACGAATCGAAAGCCTGTTCGTTTCGCTTCCGCCTGAGTTGTCCGCAAGTTGAATCCCAGATTGGTTCCCAGACAGCGCGGTGTATTCGACATCCGTGTAAAAGGTTCCCTGTGCAGCCGTGTACCACGATCCTATTGCGAAGTTCGTTGCATCCATGAGGCATTCATCCGCACTCCTGCTCCCCGTGCTTGCCCCGGTCGGGATATAAGAACTGGCCCCGTTTCCTGCCTCGGCCTGTGCGCCATACACCAAATACCCGTCTGCCCCAACAACAGTATCTACACGCAGACGCATTCTCGCATTTGCTGGCGTTGCGGATGTGGTTACGGTGTATGTGACACGATACCAACCATCACGAAATGCGGTGTATCCCCAGCCAACTGTTGTACCACTAGTAGTTGACGCATTTGGATTGTTGAAATCGAAATTTACTCCTCCTCCAGTTCCTACCCAAGCCGAACCAGTTCCAGTCGCAAGACTTGCATACTGATTTGTTCCCACCTTCTTGACAAAGCACGACAAGGTGTAGACGGTGTTTGCCGCCAAACCAAGCGCAGTTTCGATGTAATTGCCAGTAGTACCAATGGCAATTTTGGTCGCATTATTTAGACCATCTGGAGATGGGCCTTGAGAACCCTGAACAACAATTCCAGTTCCAATTTGCGACCAGTAGGTTGCATTCGATAAATCAACACTACTAAAGACTAGGTTGTTCGCGCTTCCCTCAATCAGCAGTCCTCGCGGAGTGCCGATGGAGGTCGGGTCGTAGTCGAAGCGGGGGCCGTGGTATTCAGAAGGGCTTGCACCAGAAGAAGTATTGACAACATACGGAAGAGGAAATGTGCCGTCCCACAGTCCAAAGCGCGGACGCGCAAATGTCACTGTCGCCGTTACATTTCCAGATGTTCCAACACCAAAGAATGGAGTGGAGTTTGCTGCTGTCGGAGAGTCCGCAACGAATGTCAGCGTGCATGGCCCTACTACAGTGCCGCTCGTATACAGATTGCTGTTGATGTAGTACACGCTGTTTGTCAGCGTTCCATCACGAAGCAATTGCGTTGGAATAAGCCCGGTGTCCCCGTTGCTGGTTATGTCAACCGACACAATAATGCGGCGTCCAGATCCAGCGAAACTCGTAATCCTGTTTATGGTGCAACGGCCACCAGATGCAGACATGGTGACCGAGCCATCGCCATTGAATGTGGCGGTTCCAGCCGTAAACCCATACGACCATCCGACATTCGATAGTGTTGGGTTGCTTCCAGAAATACCCGCAAAGTTGGTATTGAAAAACAGGTTTTGTTCGGCGTACTTCACCAGCCCGCTAGCGTTGATGAACGTGGCGTTACTGGCGCGGGTCAACGTCAGGCGCGGGTCGAGCGTGTTGCCCATCGTCGTGAAGTCCAACGACAACGTGCTGCCGTCGCCGAGGTTGTTCATCAGCAGCAGCTGCTCGTCCGCGCTCCTGGCGAACGGGCGATGGAATCGGCCGAGGAGGCTACGCATGATGCGCTCCCGTCAAAGGAAGGAGTAGAAGCAGCCCATCGTTCCCGTCGAGGACTCAAACTGCAGGGTGATGTACTGCAGGCCGACCGTGTCAATCAACGCGCCGGCAGGCGGGGTGCCAATTGCGGCGGCCGTGCCGGGGCTGTACAGGTTCACGGTGGGAACGCCGGTCGCAGCGGTGATCGCGTGGAAGAAGTACTGCGCCGTGCCGTTCACCGTCAGGTTCGGGATGCTGCCGGAGGTGCCGTTGTACGCGCACGCCAGGTCGCACAGCAGCGTCGGGACGTACACCGGGGTGCCGCTCGTCTGCGTGTAGGTTGACCAGCCGATCACGCGCACGCTCGGCGTGGTCGCGTTGTTGGCGCTGTGGAACGGGACGATCCGCAGCAGGCTCGGCTTGTCGCCGAGGTTCGTCGGCACCAGGAACGTCTGCCCGGTCGTGGACGGGATCGTGGCGGTCGGGACGGCGGCGTCGTAGGTTCCGCTCGAGGCGGTGACGAGTCCGCTGGTTCGGTACTCCGGCTTGTCGGTGGCGATGACGATGTCGGTAGGCATGGTGTTCCTTTAGGCGAATGCCTTGATGACGTAGTTGGCGACCAGCCCTAGGATGCCGCCGGCGGCGGCCGCGTATCCCAGGATGTGGCTCTTCGACTGCTCGAGGTGACGAATGCGCTCGTCGTGCGACTTGATCTCGTCGTTCTGCCGCGACTGCTGGGCGAGGATCGAGTCGATCTTCCCCTCGAGGCGACCGATGGCGAGGAAGAGTTCGTCGTGGTGCTGCATGGTCATCTCTTATGCGATGTCGGCGCGTGCGATTTCGACCCAATCGCCGCCGTTGTAGTAAAGCGTGATGTTGTCCTGCAGGTTATTCATCGTGAAATCACCTGCTAAACGAAGGTTCCCGGTGTTGTCCTTCACGACGATGTCCTTGGTGCTTGCCGTCTGGCCGATGGTGATCTGCTGTCCAAGGATTCCGCCGTTGATGGTGTCAAGATCATCCGTTCCGGCACCACCCTCGGTATCGATGATGTACACGCCATTGCCGCCGTGCGGAAGCGTCACGACGCCTGAAGCGATCACTAGGGCTGGATACTGCGTTCCCTGGACATACGAGATGCCTGTGACCGTGCAGTCCAGCATGTTGTTGCCGTTGCCGATCACCACGTTCGACGTCGTTCCTGTGATGCGGATGCCCCAGCCGCCTGCTGGCGATGGCATTCGTGCCACGTTGTTCGACACCGTCACGTTCGACGCATCCGTGATCCTGATGCAGGCGCTGCTGCTTGTTCCATTCGCGCCGTTGACGCCGTACTGGACAACGTTTCCGTTGATGACGCCGTAGGTGCCTCGGCACTGCAGAATGCTGCCTGCGACAGCCGTGGTCTGCACGATGTTGCAGTCGCTCACGACGAAGCGCCTGACATCGGTATCGATGTAGAATGCTCCGCTTGTTGATGCGCCTGAAACGTAGCAGCCATCGACGCTCACGTTGCTGATGAACCTCGTCGCAGCTGGATTGATCTCGATTCCGCTGCTCGAGGCATCGCGGAACGAGCTGTTGCTTACGCGGATCAGCAGCGTGTCGGTGCTGTTCTGCGTGCTGCCGGATGCGATGGAAAGCCCGGTCGATCCGCCGAAGGTGCTTGACCCATCGACAATGAACTCGTTCTCCGTGATCGTCGTGTGGGTCGCAAGCGTGATGCCGTTGGTTGCCGGCGACGTCACGGTGCATCCGATGACCTGCCCGGACCCGCACTCGAGGTTAAACCCGCTTGCGGCAGAACCAACAGACATGCAGTTCGAGAAGAGGATGCCTTCGGCGTTCGCGTGCGTGTCGAATGCATCCCCGGTGTTGATCGTCCCGAACGACCTGCAGTTCGAGTACGTGATGCGGCGGTTGATGCCGACGCTTCCAGTCGCCTTGGTGTTCGTCACAGCATGCCGGCAGCGCAGGAACGAGCTGTTCGCGACGATGCAGTCCTGGCAGCAGTCAACGATGTTGACGCCGTATCCCGTGGTCGTTGCCAAGGCATCCTCGACGTACACATCATCGATGACGCAGAAGAGGCAGCTCGTGAGCCGAATCGTGTTGCCGTTGAAGTACCGCGCACGGATGCGGTGGATTCGGCTATTTATGGCTTGGTCGAACCGAACCGCGGTCTGCAGGTTCGTCGCGAGCGATGGACCGAGGAACTGACCGCCCTCAACGATCACGTTCTCAACGAACGTGACCTTGCGGACCTGCGCTGACTGCGCCGTGTTGTATGCCCCACCGACCAGCGGAGTGCGGAGCGTGATGACGCCGGTTCCGGTGTTCACCGATGCGACCTGCGCGATCTCCGCGATGGGTGCATCCGTCCATCCGGTGTCGTACACGGTCGAGGAAGAAACCTGCACCCAATCGCCGGCGGCGAAGAACAGGCTGTTCGCAGTCGATACGGTCAGGGTGGTCGCACCAACGACCGCATTCGCCGTCAGGCTGTACCAGGTACCCATCGTCCCGGCCGCGTAGAAAGCAGTGGACGGCGACCCGGAAGCTGTCGATGACATGTCAATCACCGCATCGTCATCGAGCAGGATGTTGGTATTCGACCCGACCGTGATCGTGCTGTCGATGACATACGTACCGGGAGGGAAGTAGATGGTCCCGCCGACGTTCACTGCCGCCTGCACGGCCGCGACGTCATTCGTTACGCCGTCGCCAGCGGCACCGAAGTCCTTGACGCTGACGGAGTCGCGCAACTTGGACAGGACGGTACGTCCAGTCGCGCTCGCACCGGACTGACGGAACCCGACGAGTCCTGCGCCGGCGGAAGCGAACGTGTTGACGGCGAGATCCGTGCGGAGCGCCGTGTCCGTGCCTGTTCCGCTTGAAACGCTCGGCTGTCCGCTGGCGTCGAAGATCAGGTACTTGCCTTGCCGAGCCGACGCTGTCGGAAGCGTCATGTCAAGTCCGATGCCGTCCGAGATCGGGATCTTGACGGTGCGGTCGCCGATGTCGCTGATCTGCTGGATCTGGATGGTCGCACGGTCAAGGCTGTCCGTGATGACCTCCGGGTAGAAGCCGCCTTGGTTCGTCAGGTCGGTCGGCTGCAGGTTCGCGATGCTCGAGGTGATTGTCAGCGTCTGCGTTGCAGTCAGCGCGCCGGCGACCAGCGTCACCGTTCCGCCCGGATTCGAGTTCTGATCGCCATTCAGCGAAACCGTGTAGTCGGTCGTGAGAAAAAGAACGGACTCGACGCCCGTCGATGAGTCGAAGCGAACGACGTCTAGATCGGCCGCAGCGAACACCTTGAACGCAAACGCGAACGACGATCCACTCGTGTACGGGCCTGCGATTCTGGTCGTGCTGGAAATCGTCATCTCTTCGGCTCCCTCGACATTGGGGGTGATTCTACCTTCGCTGAACGCCCATCACGGCGGAAAGCGGATTCTCAGTCTCTCCCTCCGACAGCGCCTCAAGGCCGTCGATGGTGCGGTTGATCTGCGCGCTCGGCAGGCCCAGGCCGATGCCGAGCAGGTCCACGGCCGAGCGGCGGAAGCCGCGGTCGAACTCGCCCTGCCCTGCCTGCTGCGCGGCACGCTGGATCGTCACGATCCCTCGCAGGCCGGCCGGACCCTCGTATCCGCGCATGCCGCCGTCAATCATGCCCGACACGCCCTGCAGCTCGCGCACGTACACGAACATCCCGAGCAGGTACTCAACCTCGGCGCGTGTCAATTGCGCCGCGACCTTGCCGAGATCCTTCTCCTCCTTGTCCTCGCCGTCCGGGGTGAGGACTTCCTTGAGGAGCTGCTCGACCATGACAGGCACGACGAGGATCATCAGCAGGTCGTGGGCCGCCTTGCCCCTGCTGCGGGCCGTCATCGTCTGCACCGTGGCGAGGTTGAACACCGTGTTGAAGTACGAGTAGAACACGGTGAACAGGCTGGCAAGCCCCTTCTCACGCTCGACGCGGGACAGATCCTTGAGGAGGCCGCTGCCCTGCGTGGCGATCACGCCCTGGTCGGCGAGAGCGATTGCCGTGTCCTCGTCCTTGCCGTCTGCGATTGCGTTCTCGTACCCGGCCAGCCATGTCGGGATGTCAACGAGCCGCTGCATTGACAGCATCATGGTGTATGCGTGCGAGCGGATGCCGCGCTCCCAGCCGCGCTGGCCCTCGACGCGGTTGCGGATCTCATTCAGTTCCTTGAACTGCGTCCTCGAGCGCATCTCCATGAACTTGCTCATGTCGTTGACACGCCGCATGGTCTGGAGCGGGTTGACGGCGAACGCGCTGATTCCGCGCAGCAGCGGACCCCAGCCGACCCGGGTGACTGACATCGAGAAACCCGTGAGCTGTAGGAGCGCACCGCGGATGGAGTACCCAAGTCCCGCCACGCTCACGTTCTGCCGCATGAATGCCGCGGCCATCATGCCGGGTGTCAGCGCACCGCGACCGCCGGCGGCGACGTCCTCGATCCAGCGGCGCAGCTCGAGCTTCGGCTGCTCGCCGTAGCGGGCGCGAACGACCCGGTCGAACTCCTCGCTCCGCATCAGGCGGTTCGCGTCGATCAGCCACTCGTGCCAGGACAGGTCGTGGATGACGTCCGTCACTCCGCTCCAAAGTCCCTGCAGGCTGTACAGCAGCGGCCTGTCCTCGACCTTGGCGGCGCGCTCCTTCGTGAACGTGCGCCTGGTCGTGGCGGCCGTGAACGCGCCCTTGAGCTGCGCCTCGGCCGTGTCAACCTCGCTCTGCTTCTCCGACCGGAACGCGGCGACCGGGTCGTAGACGATGGGGTAGTAGCCGCCGAGCAGCGTCTTTACCTTGCCGTCCACCGTCCGCACGGTCAGCTCCTGCGGCTCGACCCAGTTCGGTTCCTTGCCGAAGAGCTTGCGCTCCTTGGCCGCGATCAGCGGGCGGTACTCGTCCATGAAGTCCCACACCTGCTGCACAGCGTCCCACTCCTCGGCCGTCAGCGACTCGAGGATGGGCTGCACCTGCTCCTGCGTCCAGCCCTCGCCGTCGAGCAGGCGCTGGATGTTGCCGGCGTTGCCGTAGTTCAGGGCGATGGCAAGCCGCGCCTCCCGCGTCATCGACCGACCGATGGACGGGAACTCGACCTTGCCGGCCATCATGTTGCCGACCCTGTACCACGGCTCGAGGATCTCGGTCAGCCGCTTCGTGGCCGCCGCGTTCATCTCCGTTTCCATGTCGGCGCGGTCGTTGGCCGTGCGGATCAGGTACTCCCACAGCGGGCCGCCCGGGCCGCCGTCGATGACCTCCACGATGGCCCATGCCTTCAGCCCAGCCGCGAAGAATCCTCTCAGCTTGGCAGACGCCTTCGCCGCCCTCGTCTGGCCGGATCGGCGCAGCTTCTCGATGCGGCCACGCGACCGTGCGACCGCCTCCGCGTTCTTGACGATGGCCGCTTCCTTCTCCTTGAACTCGGCCTTCTGCTTCTCGAGCAGCACCTTCTGCTCGTTCTTGCCCATGTACTCAATGGTCCGCACGGCCTCCACCAACTCGCGGAACTGGTCGAGCGTCAAGTCCTTGTAGGGGACGCGGAACGCTGCCTTGGCGAGATCCTCGGAGATGTCGGGCTTGACGCCGTCAGCCTCCATCTTCTTCAGCCATTCACCCAGGTCGGCAAGCTGCTGCCGCTGCGCCGCCGACATGGCGACCAGGTTGACGTTCGCGAGCAGCGCCTCAATCTGGTCCGCGTACCCCGCGCCCATCCGCTTGCGGTTCTCGTCGCGAAGCACCTTCCGCAGGTACTTGACCTGCTTCTCCACGTATGCCTTCGCCTTGCGCGCCTCGGCGGCAAGCTGGTTCTGGTAGAGCTGCGCCCGCTTGGCGCGGATTACCAGCAGGTCTGGCTGGACGTTGCCGTACTCTTCCACGAAGCGACCGATGCGCTCGGCTGACCGTGCCATGGATTCGGCCCGTGCGGCCTCTCCGGCGACCTCAGCGGCATCCGTGGCCGCGAGCAGCGCCTCGACCGTGTCCTCGCGGGGCGCCTCCAGGACGGCGTTCTTGGCCCGCGTGTAGGCGGCCTGGGCAGCGGCGGCCGGGTTGCCGGCGGCTCGGCGGGCGTTGATGGCGTCCCGTGCCGCCCGCGCCTCAGCTGCCTCGTGGTCCTGCGGGCGGATGTCGCGCAGGCGCTTGCGGGCGAGGATGTCCTGCGCGGCGATTCTGGCGGCCTCGAGCATGACGGCCACGGGTTCCGTGGCGCGGGAAACGTGCCGCAGTTCCACGGCCACCAACCGCGCTCGGGCCTCGTTGTGGATGGCCTCGGAGATCCGCTGCTCGCGTGCCTCGGGCGAGTCCATCTCCCCGTAGCGTTCCTGCATCAGCTCGTTGGTGCGGGCCTCCACGGCCTCCGAGAACTTCGGGGCATCGACCAGCGCCCGGATCATGGCATCGCCGCCGGGATAGCCAAAGGTCTCGGCGACCATCTCGGGGTCCACGCCGCCCTCCTTGACGAGCATCCCGGACTTCCCGAACCCGAGCCTGCGCCACTCGGGCTGCAGGACGGCCGGCACGGCCATGCCCGTGGCACGGATGGCCTCCACCGACTCGGCCGTGGGGATGCCCGTGTACAGCGCCTCGATGCGGTCCACGGACAGCCTGTGCGGCCCCTCGACCGTGATCTCCTCCCCGGCCTCGTCGCGGTAGCGGCCCGTCCGCAGGTAGTCCTGCAGGCGGTAGACGAGCCGGCCGCGCACCTCCTGCGTTGCCTCGTCCTTGACCTCGCGCCGGCGGGCGGCCATGCCGCGCTCCTCCTCGCGCTCGGCCGAGATCCGCGCACGGCGAATCCAGTCCACCTGCCCCAGACTCGCCTTCGTCAGGTCGGCGATTGCCTGGTCCTCGGCCTCCTGGTTCATCGCCACGTAGGCGGCCCACGTGGCATCGTCCATCTGCGCCTCCTCCTGCGTCTGGAAGTAGGGCGCCATGGAGTTGATAGCCTGGTACTGCTTGATCTGGCGCTCGCTCGCGAGCATGCGGTCCATCACGGCCCGGACCTCCGGGGTGAGAATCGGCAGGTCCGTCCCGAACTCGCGGCGGTAGATGGCGTTCAGGTCATCGCGGATCGACTTGTAGATCCGGGTCAGGTATGCGCGGAACCGCTGGAACACGCCGCGCAGCTCGGCGCTCGGCGCCTTCCCTTCCCATGCATAAATCTCAAAGTTGTATGCAAACGACTCGTGCAGCGTGCGCTGCTCGTCCACGGTCATGTTCGACCATGTCGCGAGGCGCGCCTCCGGCGTGTCGCCCGGGACGTTGCCCCAGCGCAGCACGGTGTCCATGTCTGCCTTGATGAACGCCGGCGCGTCGGGCTGCTGGGCGATTCGCCCGTAGATGACGAGGAAGGCGTGCGCCGACTCGTGGATCAGGGTCGCGAGGTCGCCGCCCTGCGTGATCGTCGCGATCAGGGTCTTGGGGTCGATGAAGCCTCGGGCTGGGCCTCGGGCTGCCTGCTCTAAGCCCGCACCCCGTCCTGCGGGTTGAACTCCGGTGCCGGATCTTGCACGAATGGCATCGGCGTTCGCAGCAGCCTGCCGAACAAGGCGCGTTCCTTCTCCCGTGCCGCCGCCTCGGTCGGACCACTTTGCGGCCTGCTCTTCGAGTCGCTGCTGGTTGACTTCTGGGCGCGTGTACCACGGGGCATTGCCACTCTCCGTTACCTTGAACTTGGCCGGCACGACGCCGTTGCCAACCTTCTTGATTTCCGCCAGGAACTGCCTGAACGCCGGGACGCTGAAATCATACGTTCCGCCGAGCGGCGTCGTATACCTGAACCACGGAGTCTTATTCGTGTCGCGGTTGTATTGCGCCCCATATTCGTAGGCGCCGTATTCCCCTTGCTTACCGGACACCTTGGAGATTGCCTGGTCATCTCCCTTGGCATCAAGCAGGATGGCATCCAATGTTGCGTGGGCTGCTTCCTGCTGGCTGTATGCGACCCATGTTTCCCAGTGATACCGTCCGATGCTCGCGTCCTGCGGCCGGCCAAGCTTCGCGTACAGGTCATTGATTTTGGCGGCGAGCTGTCGCTCAATGGCCTCATAGACGAGGATTCCGCGAACGCCTTCCGTCAGTGCATTCAGCGACGATCCGGCGATCTTTTGCCCTTCTGCATCCATCACACCGTCATACAGGTTTGTGCCGCTGAATCGTCCGTCATCCCAGAGCTGGCGAACCTGCACGCGGTCAAGCACCATCACGTCGTTGAACCCGGCGACCAACAGCGTGAACGAAACGACCTTGTTGTCAATTCCGACGCCTTCGCCAAACTTTGCAAACTCCCTGCGGATCATGCGGCCCGTCTGCTCCGGGTCTGACATCATGTCGTGCAGTCGCTGAAGGTTGGACTTCCCGTCCTCGCCGATTGCGCCCATCTTGAACAGGAAGTTCTTACCGAAGGCATTCAGGTTGTGGGTTGCCCCTGCTCCTGGCTGGCCGCTTCCCTTCTTTGCGACTGACTTTGCCCACGCCGTGTAGTCATCGAAATCGGCTTCCGTGAACTTGCCGGAAGCAGCCTTCTTGATCCACTCGTTTGCACCATCGAATGCATCAATGAACAGCGATTCCTGCGTGTACGGGCTGACACCACGCGACAGGAACGACCACAGGAACAGTTTCCCGGTGGTGATTACATCCAGTTCGTTGTTGATGTACGCCCTGCGGAACTCGCGGGCGTTGTCGAAACCATGCGTGGCATCAGCGATCTGTCCTTGCGTCAGCGTTGACAGGCGATCAAACGACCCATTTCCGTTTGTGTCGTTGATGAACGCATACGGCGGAACCGGAACATCATCAGTTCCAAACGCATATGCCAACATTTGCGCCCATGCTTCAGGAGACTCTGCTGCATTTGGAAACCGACCAAGAATGTCATCAAGATTCGCAAGTTGCTTGGTCGCATTCTTGTTAGTCGTTCCTGTCAGGATCAGCGGCTTTTCAGGTAGTGCGGCATTAGGCTGGATTCGCACTCGCAATGCCGGCCAAAATCCGAGCCTGTTCTCGTTGGAAACTCCAATGCCTGGAGCATCAGCTCCCGCTTGTGCCGGCACCGCCGCCTGCTCGAAGATCCTCGGGCTGGTGATGTCGAAGCGGCGCGAGAGCGGGACGACGTTGCCGGCCTCGTCGTAGGTGACGGGGTCGGCGAGCTTTACTTGATTTGGATTTTTCAATCCCCACGCGATTGTTTGTCCATCAGATTCTGATGTCGTAAATGCATCAAATCCAGCATCCCAAATGCGTCCAACAAGCCACCACTGATCCTCATAATCAATGACATTTTTTACTTTGTCTGGGCCATACTTCCCCTTCATTGGGCCGCCAACAAAGAACGGGCCTCCTCTTCCACTCTTGCGCTGTTCCCTCGTCCATTTGCGATACATCGCCAGGTGTTCTGGATTTGTTTCTGGAGAGAACACGCGGCCGAGTTTCAAGTTGACCCTCATTACCCGTGAGAAACCCTTGCCAGTCCTTTCGTATGAATACATTTCGGCGTATTCACGATTTGGGGAGAAATACGATGCCTTCCCCCAATAGTAAGAGTCGTAATCGCCAAAGATTGTGAATGGCTCTGCATCCGTTCCGTGATACGCGACAACGTTGTACCCAGCCGCCTTCGCCGCCTCGTCCACCATGCGCTGCGCCGCGTCCATGTCGCCGCGCTCGACGGCGGCCATGTACTCGGCGTCCATCGTCGCCGCCTGCTCCATGATGTTGGGCGATGCTTCGCGCAGCTGTTCTGCAGCGTTCTGAACTGCAATTTCCAAAGCGTTTCCAGCATCATCTTCTGTTCCACCGCGTTCGCCATAAACCTCGCGTTCCTCACGTTGCGCGTTACGGAACTCTTGCACAGCATCAAGCACGGACTGCGGAATGCGCTTTCCTGCAAGATCCAAACTGTCAATTTTGTCAGCCAAATCCCCAATCGTCATCAAGATTTCGCCGCTGTTGTAACGATCCCACGCCTTGGCAAGTGACGGATATTTTTGGCGAGCCGCCTGCTCGAGCGGTTCAGCGACCGCCGCTGCCTGCCCCTCGAATCGGTACGGGAACCGCTGCTGCACCTGCTCAGGCGTCTGTCCCATGGACGCTCCGAGGACCACGTAGAAATCGCGCACGAACGTGGCAGCCGCCTCTGCCTCCTCACGCGGCCGGCCCGTCCGCTCGATCTGGTCGCGGTATGCGTTCTCCACGTTCCGCGCCGACTCCACGAATGCCGTGTCCGTCCGCTCCATCTCCCCGATGATCTTCGTGGCATCCTCGCGCATCTGCTCGCGGTTGGCGTTGATCTGCTGCGCCTGCGCGTAGCTGACCGCACGCGGGTCGCCGACGCGGATGTGCGGCATCAGGGCATCGCCGAACTTCGTGCCGGCAATCGTCGCCGCGTACTGGCCGGGAGTCAGGTTCACGTCGCCGTTGTTCAGCAGCGCGCCGCGCACCTGCCCTCCCATGCCGGGAAGCACCTGCTCGAGCTGCTCAGGAGTGATGCCGCTGGCATTGATGACATCGCGCATCACCGTGCCTGCGATGTAGAAGTCACCGACCCCGTACCGCTCGGCCTGCGCCTGGATGTACCGCTCGAGCATCATGGGGCTTCGCGGCTTGAGCGTGCCTTCCTTGACGGCGGTCGTGAGGTTCTGCAGGAACTGCTGCGTCCCGACCGCGGCCTCGGCGCGGTTCAGGTCGTAGACGAGGTTCGCGCCCGGGCCGATGCCGCCGAGCAGCACCGACGCCAGCGCGCCCTGTCCGAACGACTCGATGATCTGGCCGAGATCCTTCTTGAGCGACCCCTCGTACTCCATGCCCGATGCGGCCTTGGCGATTCGGTCGCCGATCACGGACACGGTCTGCTGCAGCGCCTCCTCGACGCCCTCGCCGCCGACCTGCTTGACGTATTCCTTGCCAGCGATGGCAAGCGCCGACCGGACGCTCGGCTTGGCAAGCGCCTCCGCAGTCGCCTCGGCCATGGCCTTCTTGGCAAGACCCTTGAACGGCGATGCCGCGAGCTTCAGGCCGTACACCTCAATGGCGCCGTTCAGGAAGCCAATGGCGATGGCGGCGGGGATCGCGACGTCATCAGGCACGCCATCGGCGCGCATGTCGAGGTAGGCGTTTCCGCCCTCCATCTGCGCCGTCGAGGTGATCGTCCCGGCCGCGAAGCCGAGCGCACCGCCGGCAACCGTGCCGACGCCAGGGACCGCACTGCCGACCGCTGCGCCGCCGGCGGCCATCGTTGCGGTCTGCTTCAGGTTCGCGATCTGCTGGGTCACGACCTCGGCCGTGGCAGCGAGCAGGCCGCCGCCCTGGAGCTTGGTCATGTCCTGCCGCAACTGCTCGGCACGGTCGATGTCCTGCGGCGTGGCAAGAGCGGCTGCGGCCGCCGCGCCGATCTGCCCGCGCTCGACCATCGCCATGCCGCGTGCGGTTCCCTTCAGCGTGCTTGGGCTGAACCCGTACCTGCTGAACATCGCCAACTCGCCGAAGAACCCGCCGATCCTGTCGAGCGTGCCGAGGTCATCCTGCGCGACCGCCGCGAACTCGGGGTCCGACAGGCTGTTGGCGAGGACATGGTTCTCGGCGAAGTAGTTCTTGCGCTCGATCTCCCGCATCCGCGCATCGACCATCATCTCGTCAAGATGCCGCAGCGCGATACCGCTCCCGATACCTGTCTCTGCCGAGAGCTTCTGCGCCTTCGCTGCCCGCTCCGGGTCCACCTTGGACGCCGTGTAGACCGATGACATCATCCGGTTCCGGCGATCCTCAAGGATGGCTCGGGCCGCATAGTCGGGTTCCTGCGGAAGTTCAACGGTCGGCTGGGCGACGTCGGACATCGGCGCCTGGTTCTCCGTGGGGAGAAGCATCCCGCGGTTGCGCTTGATGGCGAGGATCGCCGGATCTTCACCCACGTTCTGCGAGGGTGCGATTCCGGCCATGCGCTCGTTGATGTCCTGCTCGATCAATGTGTCGCTCCTGCGCGTTGCTTGCTTCCGAATCGATCAGAACATGCTTCTCAGCCGCTGCTGCGCCCGCTGCGTCGGCGCCAGCCGTTCCGCGGGAACAGGCTGCGGCGTCCCTCGCGGCGCCATGTTCTGCTGCGATATCTCGTGGTACTTGATGATCTCGCGCAGCGTCGGGTTCTGCACGCCGCCCGCCTCGAGTGCGCGCTGTGCGCGCTCCATCTCGGACGTCTTGATGGCCTTGCCCCGGAACTTGACGTAGGTTTCGGACAGGCGCTCAAGATCCTCGGACGCCATGGTCGCAAGAGGCTGATCGAAAGATCGGTCGAACCACCACGGCTTCTCCTCGGCGCCCTTGCCGAACACCATGATGGCACGGTCGATGACGTCCTGAGTCTCGGTGCGCGTCAGCTTGCCGCCCTTCTGGCGCTGCAGGAAGTCGATCTGGGACTTGACGTTGTTTGACAGCGTCACGTACTGCTGCTTCTCCGCGTCCCCGGGCTTCTCGAGCAGGTCGCCGAGGCCGGCCTCGTACAGCGTGTTCTTCAGCATGTCCGTGTCGTATGACGCCTCGAGGATCTTCTCGGGCGCGTTCTGCATCTGGCGGATCTTCGTCCGCAGCTCGAGCGACATCTTCGACCAGTGCTGGCGAACCCATGCCGGGTCGGACACGACGCCCGGGTTGTCGGCGAGGTCGTACTCTATCCTGGCGTCCGTGCGGATCGTTTCGTTCCGCATCACGCGCTCGGCATCCTTCGGCTTCAGGCGCCCGAGCATTTCCGGGCCGATCTGCTGTCCGGCTGCCTGCGCCTGCTCCACCGAGTCGAGGACGGTGTTGTATTCGTCCTTGGCGATGGCGTCCTCCTGCGCGTACTGCTGCCGCAAGTTGCCCTGGACGAGCCGGCGCATCTCGGCGTCCTGAATCCCGTCCGCTGCCTCGAGCGCCTCCCTGAGGCTCTCAGGCGCCTTCCCTGGGCCTTCCTGCTCGGGGTACGCCTTGGGGTCGCTCTTGGCCGTCAAAGCGCCCCCGGCACGGATGGAGGCCGTCAGCTCCTGCATCACCGACATCTGGCGGTTCCGGTCGATGCTCGTTGACATCGCATCGCGGACCTTGGGGTTGACCGCCTGACGCTCGGCCATGTCGTTGAGGAAAGCCTCGGCGCCAGCGTAGTCCTTGCTCTCGAGGTACTGGCCCACGACGCCCTGCGTGACCTTGTCGTAGACGGCCTGCCGTGCGGCGGCCATCTGGGCGCTGTCATCGGGAATGCCGTTCAGTCGCGCCGCGTTCTCCACCTCGCGCAGGGCCACGCCGAGGTTCGCCTCGTAGGCGGTCATCCCGATCTTCTGCCCGGTCATGGGATCGATCTCGTCCCGCTGCATGTGGGCCATGATCGCCATGTCGGACCTGGCATCGGCGCGGGCCGCGGCCTCGGTCGCCGCGTAGACCTTGGACTGCCGCAGTCGGTGGCTGTTGAGCTGCGCCTCGAACTGCGCCATGTTGCGGGCGGCGACCTGCTCGTACATCGCCCTCGAGGTCTTGTTCGGCATCCCATCAGCAGGTGCCATCAGCGCGCCACGCACGCCGTTGAGCGTGGCCTCGTACTGCGCCTCGGCATCGCGGCCAGAGGTGTTGAGGTACTGCTGCATCAGCGGCGTGGCGCCGCGGATTCCGAGGACGTCGGCCGCCTTCGCGTTCGCCTCGTCAATCGCGTCCTGCATCGCGCTGCCGACCCGGAAGGCCACGTTTCCGGCCTGGACCATCGTCTGGCCTAGCCGCTCCACCTGGCGACCCGTGAAGTCCTCCATGGGCTGGACGCCCGGGGCGACGAAGTTCCCGATGTCGCCGCCTTCCGGCGGTGCGACCTGCGGCACGAAGGTTGTCGGTACGGTCGGCATGGATCAAGTCCTCTGGGTTGACACGCCGGCGAGCAGTTCCTCGATGCGGCGGTTGCGCGCCCACGTGCTGCCGATGTCGGCTGCGCTCCCGAGCAGACTCGTCCCGAGCGCGAGGCCCGGGTAGATCGTGCCTGCGCTGGCCTGCAGGTTGGCAGCGGACAGATCGCCCATCAGCGCCTGCGTCCCGATGTTGAACGCCTGCAGCTTGGCGGCCTCCTGCGCCCGCACGGTCGCCGCGCTCATGGAGAGCATGTCGATCTCCTTGATGACGTCCATGCTTCCCACGACCTCGGCGGCGGTTCCCTGCCCCAGGACGGCGCCGCGGCCGGCGAGTGCTGCGCGGGCGCTTGCACGCTGCTGGCCCGCGCCCATCGTGTACCGCCCGATCTGGCGCTGCCCCTGCAGCCCGATCTGGCCGGCCGTGAAGGCTGCGCCGCGCTGGTTGACACGGGCCATCTGCGCCGCGAACCGCTGGTTCTGCGCCTGCATGGCGAGCTGGTTCTTCTGGTTCTGTGCCGTGTAATAGCCGCCAATGGCGCTGTTCACCGCGCCGAAGATCGACACGATTGGGCCGAGCGCGAGCATCCCCTCCGCGAAACCCGACGTCGCCATCTGCGGCTGCTGGCCGGTCAGGAGCGTGGACGCATACGTCGGCGACGTCTGGAGCGGTATTGTCGATGCCGTCGCGAATACTGACATGTCAGCCTCCCAGCACGACCTCGAGGGTCATGCCAACGATGGTGAGCGGAAGTGGGTCGGCCTGACGGACATACACCTGCCCGCTCGCCTTCCACGAAGGCGTGAGATCAACGTCAACCTCGTCGGACTTCAGGCCGGGAGGCGAGCCATACGGCTCGGTCGTTCGCTGCTTGACCTCGACCAGCTTGTCCTCGGTCGGCCCAACGAAGATGCCGCTCGACTTGAACACGCGCAGCCACGCCTTGTTGACGTTCTTGAAGCGGCCCTGCCCGTAGCCATCCACGTTCATGGTGATCGGAAGCGTCTGCAGGTCACTCTCGTATGGCAGACCGACATGCACAACCGAGCATGCGCGCTGGAGCGTGACTGACCCTCCGCTCACCGTCGCCTGCGGAAGCACGGCACCATCGCCGAGGATGCTGACCGTCTTGCCCTCGATGTGATCCAAGCCGGATATGGAATCCCTTGCCCAGGACCATGCCGTCACGGGACTGTTTCGCAGAGGAACCTCGATGACCTTGTCTGCCTTGGCGGTCGCCGCCGTGGTCGATGTTGTCGAAAGGACGGTCAGCCGGTACTTGGTGCCTGCCGATGACGTGAGGACTATGACGTCGCCGACATCCGACGTCGCAGGAAACGCGAAGATCGGTGAGGACGAGGTGATGGTCAGGACGTCGCTCGGACCCCAGCTCGTTCCTCCTGTCACCGTCACGGTCGTGGCTCCGGTGTTCGTGCCGTCGTAGGTCAGCCCGCTGTCCACGAAGAAGCAGTCCTCGAGGTCGCCGATCTGCCGGCTCGCCATGCGCTCCACGTACCGCTTCGTCACGCCGCCGATGGTGCGCTTGACAACGACGTACAGGCGATCCTCCGTACCCTCAGCCACGGCCGTGCATGACTCGAACGTGCCGTCCGTGTCGTGCCAGTGCCATGCACCGATCTGCTGCTCCGGGATGTACGTCAGGCCGAGCAGGTATCCCGTCGATGACACGAACCACAGCAGAGGCTGCGGCGACTTGCTGTAGCACATGTCGCTGATGTCGTAGTTGTCGAACAGGTGCGATGCGCGCAGCGATAGGTCGCCCGTCACGAACCCGCTTGCCTGCCAGGAGTACCCGAGTTCGCGCACGTGGCCGCCGCGGGCCGAGCAGTAGACCACCGTGTTGTTGACAATGGACGGCTGGACGTTGCTTGCGCCGATGTACGACTGCGGACGGACGGAGATCGTGGTCGGGGTGATAACGTCGCTGTTGACCGGGGACACGCGCCATTCCGCTCCGCTGGTGAGCAGCAGGAGCTGCGTGAGCGGGACGATGTGCCGGATCGTGTTCGCCTCCCGCGCAGCGACCCGGAAGTTCACCCGGTCGGTGTCCTGCAGCGGGATGTGGTACGACATGTCAGACTCGGTCCCGGTTCGCGTCATCCACAGCGTCTGCGGGGCATTCGTCGTGCCGGCGAAGATGCGGCGCTGCTCGAAGTACGACACCGCGCCGGGGTAGTTGCCGCTGCTCGAGAACACCGTGTCAACGGTCGGTGGAGAGATCCCCATGTCGGGAGCGATGTTGTTGTCCACGAACGAGGTTGTCTCGGTCTGGCCGATGTACCCGTAAAGCCCGCTCTGCCGCTTGTAGACGTTGTAGCGAACGGCGTCAGACACGGCCGACCAGGTAATTGTGTTGTACGCGCCGTTCATCGCCAGATTGTTCGTCGCGTTGCCTGCGCTAGACGGCGGTGTCTCGTCAACGCCGTTCGCAGGGATGGCCGTGATGACGTAGTAGTTCGTGAGATCAGCGGTCTGCGTCATCGGCTGGATGATTCCGCCGCTTCCGTACACGCCGCCGGTGAGCGTCGGGGCCAGCGCGTTCTGCACGGACAGGACGGAGAACACGTTTCCGCCAGAGCCGTGGAACTTGTCGATGATCCAGAACTTGTTGTTCAGCAGTTCGCCGCCCGTGGGTGGCGTAGTCCATGTGATTCCGCTGATGTAGATGGTGTCGCCTGCTGAAATTATGACGTCCTTGACATCCGCGCTGACGGTGATGTGACCAGTGCCGACGTTGATTCCGGTGATGTTCGCGCCGACGCTCTTGGTCGGCGTGACGGTCGGCGCACCCGGCGTGTCGATGTCCGCTCCGAACGTGATCGACGTCAGCGTCCAGCTCGTCGCTCCGAGCCGGCGCAGCTCGCGTGGCGCGTAGTTCGGGTGGACGAGCGTCAGCACGTCGGCCGACTGCACGTAGTGGATGTCGAACAGGTCGGCCTCGGCATACGGGTTCGCGATCTCGTATGGCGAGCCACCGGACAGCAGCGTTGCTCCCTGCGTGTGGAACCGGATGTACCCGGCGCCAAGCTCGATCACCATCGTCTGCGTCGTGCTGTACGTGAACGGCAGCAGGCGCACCTTCTTGGTGCTGTCCTTCACCTCGCGGACGAACGCCAAGCCCGGTCGGTTCTCGGCCGGCCCCTGCGGCATCGCGATGAAGTTCCGCAGCTTGGCCGCCCCCGTCTGGAACTTGGCGTCATCAATTCGGCCGAACATCTCCGGCGATATCTCGCCGCCCGCGAAGGAACGGAAGTATGAGCGGGTGCTTGCCATGGTTCAGCGCCCCGAGATCCAAGAGGTGACCTGCTGCGGCTTCACTTCGCGCTGGTTGGAGTCGGACGCACGCGCCTGCGCGAGGAAGCCCATCGCCACCTGACGCTGGCGGTTGCCCTCGGCGGCTCCCTCCGTACCCTTCACGACCGGGCCTGCGAGCATCGACGCGAGGTAGTGCGAAAGCGCAATCGCGAACAGCGGGTCGAACTTCGTCGGGTCGGTCACAAGCGCCTGGTAGCGCAGGAGCGCGTTCTCCTGGTTCGTGTAGATCACCTTGTTCCCGAGCGTGTCTGTCTCGATCTGGTACTCCTGCGGCACGTACACGCCTGCGCCCGGGAGCGGCGGCGTGATCCACCCGTACCCGTACTTGTCGGCCGGGTATGCGCGGATCGAGTAGTCGCTCTCGGCCTCCGGCGGCAGGATTGCCACCGCGGTCAGCATGTCTGCCGGCGCCGCGTATGCGTACTTCCACATGGTGTACGGCATCGTCACCTGCGCGAGGCTGACGCGCCTCGAGGCGAACGACCAGTTGTGCATCTGGAGCAGGGTGTCCCGTGCGATGGGGTAGAAGCGGGCGCAATGCTCGGATTGCGCCGACCCCTCCGGCGGGTCGATGCTTGCGACGGTCGCATCGTCGCCGAGGTGCGCCAGCGCGAGGTTGCAGATTTCCACGACTGACGGCATGGGCGCCTCCCGTTCCGAAAGAGGGGGGTCGGGGTTTCCCTCCGACCCCCCCATAAGTCACGTCATGCTCGGATCATTCCGACACTTCGGTCGCAGCCCTTCCACGCTTGCGAAGCTTCGGGGCTTCGGGCGCGGACTCCTCGTCCAGTGCAACCGCCTCGAGCGGTTCCATCAGTTCGGGGATGAACTTGCTGCCGCAGTCGAAGATTTCGCCTTCGCGGCGGTAGCCGTTGTTGATGAAACAATCCATTAGTGCCTTGACCTGCATGTCGTTGATCCTTACTGAACGGCGAAGCCGGAAGCGTAAGCCTTGCGGCCGTCCTGAATGTCCATCGTCAGGTACGCGCAGATGCTGCCGGTGGTCGGGGTCGTTCCGGTCGTGTGGTAACGGGCGCCGAGGTAACGGCGACCGAGTGCGCCACCGAACGCCGTAGGCTTGAGGGCCGACGGGTTGATGCGAACATAGAACTGGCTGTTCGCCGTGGACAGGCCGTCCGCGAGGAGGATGCGGCCGGACGATCCGACCGCGGTCGGGTTCGTGGTGAGCGCATCATCGTCAGCCACGATGACCTCCATCTCAAGCGAGGTCAGGGTGTTGTAGGCCGCGACGATGGTGAAGCACACGTACAGGTCGCCGCCTTCACCGATGTCACGAGCCTGAACCAGGTCGATGGCATTGGTGGAAACGACAGCCGTACCGGCAACGGGCCGAGCCGTCTGCCCAGTGATGGCACCAGACTGCGGGACGGTCCCGCTGATGACTGCATTGCTGCTAAAGACGTCGAAAATCATTGTGTTGTTCTCCCTTCAGGAGTTGCGTGGATCAGGAAACCTGATCTTCGGTGTTGACGATGGCATCGACGCAGCGCAGGGGGACGCCCTGGAAGGTCAGCCAGCTGTACGGGGTGCCGAACTGCGACAGACCCTCGTTGACCTTGAGGACGTACTGGCTCTTGTCGAGCGCAGCAATCGCAAGGCCGGAGTGGACGGTGCGGTTCATGTAGAACGCAGCGCGACCCATCGCCATGTTGGGGACGCGGTAGAGCGCACGGCTCATGAGCTTCATGATCGCGTTTGCGGAGCTGGAAGACTGACTGTCCACCTGCCCAAGCAGAGCGGTCGTGTTGATGTTGGCGATGCGGACCACGTAGCGCCAATCCTTCACGACGAGGCCGTTCTTCCACTGGTAACGAGTGGCGTAGGCCTGCATGCGGTTTGAGCCGTCATACACGGTCTGCTCGCCGAGATCCTCGTGCATGAGGCCGGCGCTGCTGCCCTTCGGGAACGGGCAGTAGACGGTGTTGTCGCCCCACACGACGAGGTAGATCGACGTGTTGGCGGTCGCCGAATAGCTGCTTCCCGTGAGAGCGTTCAGGACGTTCTGCGAGTTGTTCGAGCCGGACAGCGCAGAGTAACGCGGCGCCAGCCCGAGGAACTGCTTCGGGTCGGTCGAGGGGTTGCCGTAGAACAGCGTGGTCGCCATCGTCTTGTTCATGGCTTCGAGGAAGGCCACGTCTTCGGACAGGCGGAACTGCGCCGTGTTGCCGTTGAGCATGGCGAGATCCTTGTCAACCTCGCTGCGGGCTTCGAGGATGCCGCAAGCCTCATCGACCTGTGCGGTCGTGGACTTGCTGTTCGGGATGCCCTGGTTGAGGGCGCGCCAGTAGACGGTGGGAAGGCCCGTGCGGATCACGACGCGCTCGCCGGTGGGCAGATTGCCCTCCTTGAACACGCAGTCCTCGAGGACTTCGTTGGTCTGGGACAGGAGTTCCGCGATGACCGGGATGCGGCCCTCGGGATCAATGCGCTTGGCCCACTCGGCCAGCGACAGGTTGTTGGTAGAAAGTGCTGCCATTGGAATGGCTCCTTGTGTTGGTTAGGACTGACTTGCGTACAGAGCATCGGCGAAGTCATTGAACGAGCGCGGGCCGGCGGGCTTCGCCGCACCCTTCGTTCCAGTGACCATCCGATCCTCACTGATTGCCTTGCCTGCGCGGAACATGAACCGGATCACCTCCGGGTGGTTCCCCAGGCCAGACTCGTTGAGCAGAGAGCGGAGTTCGGTCGTGCCGAACGCATCGAGCGCCTTCTTCGCGACGGAAAGGTTCTCCGGCAGCTTCTCGCCGCCGAACTCCTTGTCACCCTTCGATGACTCGGCCCATCCCGTGCGAACCGCCTCGATCTGTGCCATCTGACGCTCGGCCATCTTGGGTGCCATGGCGTCGAGGACACGCTGCGCGGCCTCCTGCGACAGGTTGAGTTCGCGTGCGACCTCGGAGTACGTGGTCAAGACCTCGGCATCGAACTGCTTGCCTTCGGGAACCTTGAACTCGTACTTCTCCGGCGCTGCCTTCACCTCGGCCTTGGCCTCGGGTTCGGCTGCCGGCTGGTCGCCCGCGACGGTTTCCGCAGCGGCCGCCTTGGCGGCTTGCGGCTCCTGGGTCGCAGTCGGCTTCTGCCCGTCCCCGTAGAGCTTCTCGGCCGTCGCCGAGGTGCTTGCAGGGGCCGAAGATGACGGGGCGGCATTAGTGGTCGTTGCTGCCGCTTCCACCATCGATGGTTCTGTCATTCGTGTTCTCCTTCATCATCACTGGATACAGCTCGGGACACTGGGCGTGGACGATTGCGAGCATCCGAAGCCCGTAGTTCCTGTTCCCCTCGGCGAAGGCCATTGCCATCGCGTTGGTGTTGAACGACGAGCGGAAGATGCCGGCAGCGTCGAGGAGCCGCCAGATGACCCTGCGGCCCCTCTTGTTGCCCATGAGCCACTTGACGTCGCCCTCCTCGTTGTCGCGGTCCAGTCGTTCGCGGAGGTCGCGCTGCGCCTTCGCCTTCTCCTGGCCCCGCAGGTCGAGCGGGTCATAGTTGCTCACGATGCCATCCTACCAAATGCGATGTTTCGCATTGCGAAGATCAGCCGCCGTACAGCATCGTCGCCGCCGCGCCGAAGTTGCCGGCGCCGCCGATCTCCATGTCGGTGATCTGGAACTCGACCTTCTTCTCGGTTCCGCCGGCGGTCTGCTCCGCGCCCGCCGACTTGACATAGGCACGGGCCGTGATCGTCACGACGCTGCCGATGGACGGCGGCGCGGTGATACGCAGCTTCTCGAGTTCATCCGACTCCAGCTCGAGGCAAAGCCCCTCCGGGTACATCGGCTCGTCCATCTCGACCTGACCCGGCATCTCCTCGCGCTCTGGTTCGCGCTTCATCGAAATCATCGCCATGTGGTTTCCTTTCAGACTTCGACGGCTGACGGAGATCCGTAGCCGCTGAACATGTTCATCACGTCGGTCAGGGCGTTGTTGCCGCCGGTCGGCGCCTGCGCCATGTTCTTGACGGTCTGCGACTGCTGCTGCATCGCGGCCGCCTGCTCCTTGGTCGCCATCGCCTGGTTGCGCGTCTGGCGCACCAGCGCGACCTCCTTGTCGGCGACGATGAGCGACGGGTCCACGCCGAGCATGTCCGCGTAGATGTCGGCCCACTGGTCGGCATCGAACTTGTCGAGGATGTCGGGCTTCATCTGCGCGATGGCGCCGAGGTTGCCGACGAACCTGTCAACGGCGTTCGTCCCGATGGCGCGCTGCGCCTGCGCCAGCATTGACACGAACTCGACGTTCAGGTCCATGCCCTGCAGTTCCTCGGGCGCGGGCGGCAGCACCCCTGACTGGATCATGCGGTTGAAGGTGATGTCAATGAGCGGGTCGAGCAGCTCGTTGTGCAGGCGCTCGAGGACCGGGCCGAGCATCAGGAGCTTCTCCTCGTGGCGCTCGGCGACCTCTGTGGCGGTCATGCGCGTGTTGGGCGCGGTCGCCAGCATCAGGAACAGGTCGGCGTAGAACGCGCCGCTGACGCGGCCGCGGCAGTCCTGTATGTCCTGCAGCAGGTAGTCGAGCCGCAGGTTGACGTCGAAGGCGCTGCGGATGCCGTTGCCGGCCGGATCGACGTAGGTGATCCCGCCCGGGAGCGAATCGACGTCCCGGTTCTTCATCGAGGTCGGCACCTGCAGCGGCGGCTTCGTCTGGTAGTCGATGGCCTGCGCCTTGCGGAGCTGCTCGTGCTGGAGCTGCTTGACGTCGCCGAGCGCCTCCATGCCGGGGCTGTTCCCGTAGATGTCGCCGCCGACCACCGACCAGCGCGGGCAGAGCGCGGGGAAGTACATGAAACCGCTCTCGCGCAGGAACTTGTCCTGCTCGCCGCCGACCTCGAAGTACCACGACCCGTAGGGCATGTTCCTGTCATCGCGCTTCGTGATGTCGCGGTCCATGCGCGGCTCAATGGCATGCACGACCGGAACCCACGTGTCGAGCGTGCCTGTCTCGTACATGTTCCGCACGGACGTCGAGCAGTTCTCGAGGCCGAACTCCTTGACGAGCTGCGACACGGTCATGTCGAACTCGCGGTACAACGTGCAGACGCGGCCCTGCGCGTCGGTCGAGATGCAGTACTCGCCGGCCGTGAGCGGATAGTGGTGGATGACCTGGTCGAAGTCGGGAAGCACGATGCTCGAGGCCGTCCCGAACGCGCCGAGTTCCTCGTACATCAGGTGCAGGGAGCGGTAGGTGTTCGACTTCTGGAACACTCGCTGCATGCGCTTGGTGACGTCATCGAGCCAGAGCTTGACGGGCTGGTACGAGTTCAGCTCGGGGTCGGGCGTGGCGAGGCGGAACCACTGCCGTGCGGGTGACGTGGCACCTGACATCAGGCCGGCGCCGAGCGTGCGGAGCGCCCGCGTCCCGGTGTTGTCGTAGATGTTGTTGTGCCGGCGATAGCCGCGGTTGCGGTCCTCGCGGAAGTAGCGGCCGTTGCGCGGGAGGAGGTAGGAGGTGATCTCCTGCCAGTGCGCCATCCACGATGCGCGCTCGCTCTTGAGCTGACCCCAGCGCGTGAACAGGCGATCCCTCGTGGGAGCGTCCGGGTAGGAACGGTTGTCGCCTGTGTATTCGCTCATGTCAGCCCCCGAGGAGGGTGGATCGTCCGAGCTGCAGGTCGGCGGGGTTCACGCCCATCGGCCCGGTGAGCATGGTGCTGGACGGGCCGCCTGCGGCCTCCTGCGCGCTCGCCATGATGGCCTGCACGTTCGGCTCGCGGCGCTGTGCGCCTGCGATGGCCTGCTCGCTGCGGCGCTGCTGCATGGCGGCCTGCGCGACCTGCTGCTGCTGCGCTGCGGCCTGCTGCCGCATGGCCTCGCTCTGGGCCTTCTTGCCAGCCTCGCCGCTCGAGATCGTGTACCCGAGTCCGGCGCCGGTGGCCGCGAGTCCCGCCGTGGCAAGCGCACCAACAGTCCCTGCCGCTGCCGCCGATGCACCGAGAGCGGTGCCGAGTGCTGCGAAGAATGGCATCTAGCCTCCCTTTACGTAGGTCATCTCGCTCGGCTCGTACCCGAGCTTTCGCAGCATCCTACCAACCTGCTCCCCGTTCTCCGCGACGAGTTGCGACATCGCGACCACGTGCGCGCCTTGCTCGTGCGCCCACTCCTCGTATGCGCGCACCAACCGGATCGCCGCGCTCGAGCCGCGGGCCTCCTCGTCAACCCACCACGCCAGTTCGTGCGCGACCAGGATGTGCGGCGCGAACCACATCGGCGCGACCGCGCAGGCAAGCATCCCCACCGTCCTGCCGTCGATCTCGGCGAGGAACCACGCGCCGACCTGCAGGAACGCAGCCACGCCGGCGCGGAGCTGCTCACGGTCGGCCGTCACGTACTTGCCGTGCGGGCCGAAGGCGATGAACCGCTGGCCCATGTCAACGATTGCGTCCAGGTCATCGACGGTCGCCCTGCGAATTGACATCAGACTTCCTCGTATGGGTCGTAGTCGCGCTGGCGCGGCGACAGTCGCTCGCGCACCTCGCGTGGCAATTGCTTGGCAACGGGATACGCGAACGTCAACGCAAGGGCATCGGCGATGTCCGGGCTGCCGCCGCCCTGCAGCCGTTTCTTGATGTCATCCTTCGACTCAAGGCACCGCCGGCCGACCGCGTCGTACCAGTAGGTTGGCGTTGACAGTTCAGCCGTCAGGTCGGTGCGGTCGGGGAGGCAGCCGCCCATGTCGAGCCATTCCTTGACGCTCCACCACATTTCCGTCCGCTTGTTGACGAACAGGTTCGGGTTCGTGGCCTTGCCGCCGAACGGCACCTCGATCACGTCGTAGCCGAGCTGGCGCAGTCGGTCGATGACGCCGGCGCCCGCGCCGCTGTCAATGAACACGGCGTCCGGGTCGCGGTCCTCGATGACGTTGGCGACGGCCGAGGCCAGGGTCATGTTGTCGATCCCGGTGAACACCTGCGGCGGCTCCATCCTCAGCCCCTGCCGCAGCACGATGACGCTGCGGTCATCGCCGAACCGGGCCGGGTCCACGCCGACCACGAGCGGGGATTCAATGACGTCGCCGTCCGCGATCTTGCGCTCGGCGGCGGCCGTGGCATCGGTCAGGCTGATGAGCTGGTCCTCGCCGGCGGCGGCGAAGTCGCACAGATACTCTCGAGCGAATGCCTGCTCGGGCATGTCGCGCTTGAGGCGGGCGACCTCGTCCTCGTCCAGGGCGTCCGTGTCGTGAACGGTATATCGGGCGGCCCACCAGTCAGGGAGGCTCGAGGCGCGGTAGAACAGCTCGCTGAACAGGTTCAGGCCGTTGGGCGTCCCGATGAACATGGCCCAGCCGCGGCGGTCGGACAGGGCCGGCTGCAGGATGTCCTGCCAGACCTCGGGCTTGATCTGGGCGACCTCGTCAATGACGCACCCGTCGAGGCGAACGCCGCGCAGGGCGTCCGGGTTGTCGCCGCCGAACAGGCGGATGGTCGCCTTGTTGTGCTTGAAGGTGACGGACAGGTCTGCCTCGTTGATGTCCACGGCGGCAGTACGCAGGAACGGGTCGAGCTTCTGTTTCAGGCGCGCCCAGGCGATGGCCTTGGCCTGCTTGAGCAAGGGGGCCACGTAGACGAACAGGCCGAGCGGCTCCTTGAACCTCGCCGTCTGGTGGAGCAGTTCCATGAGCGCCAGCTCGGTCTTGCCGGCACGGCGGTGCAGGGCGAGGACAGTGAACCGCTTGCGCTCGAGGTGGCATCGCCGCTGCCATGGCCGCGGCTCGTATCCGATCCGAACGGTTTCAGTCCGCATGCGGGACGCCGGTGATGACGTTCAGGATCACGCCGCCCTCGTGGGCGACGGCCTGCCTGTCACCGTACTTCTTGGGGTTCCACTTCGCGAGGAGCTTGAGGATGGTGTCAACCTGCAGCCTGCGCTGCGTGACCTCGACCTGGTCTTGGCACGGATCAAACGCAATCCGCAGGCACTTGTCGGCGAGTTCGTCGTAGCCTTCCTCGCGGGCGCGTGCGATGCGTAGGGAAAGTCCCTCGTCCCGGTCCATCCAGTCGTACACCGTAGTGAAGTGCGGCTTGCCCGGAAGTCTGCACCACTCTCGCATGGGCTTGCCTTCCGAAATCCACGCAACGAGTTCATTCACAAGTGCTTGCGTCATTTCCGGCGGCCGCCCAAACTTGCGCTTCACTTCTTTCGGCGCTTCGCTGCCTTTGCCTTGTCGGCGCGGACGAACTTCTTGGCTACCGACATGGGTACTCCGACCTTTGCGGCGAACGAGCGGCTGTGAGCTGCTGCCTGCATGAGGCGCTTCTGCGCCGGCGACTTGCTTGGCATCACGGTTCCTTCGGGGTGAGGGTGAGGTTGAATCCTGCTGCATGTGCGATCTTCAGGATGGAGTCGAATGCGGGCTTTCGGCGCCCGATGACGGTACCGGGCGAACCGAGCAGGCTCTTGACGGTGTGGGCGCGGAGGATTCCCTTGCTGTCCATGTCGTTGGCGAGCGCGGAGCGCGTGCTTCCGCGGCTGGCGACTGCTTCGGTGATGGCGCGCTTGAAATCGTCGTAGCAACGAATCTGCATACGGCCGAGCATATCACTTGGAATTGACGATCTCGCCGAAATCTTCGGAGGTTGCTGCCCAGCAAATGCGCGGGGTGCCTGGTCCGAGGTAGTTGAGTTCGATGCGGTCGGTGACGAACGCGAGTGCTTCGGCGTGCGAGAGGTGTTCCTGGTCGCGGATGCGGGCTGCGATCATGTCGCCGGAGTACAGCGCAACGGGGATTCCCTCCTCGTTGGGGAGCGGGTAGACCTTGCCGAGGAGGCAATCGTCAAGTCCCGCGAGGAGGATTGGCATGCACTTTTTCCGCCGTGCCATGCGTGGAAGTCTACAGAGGCAGACCCCGCGAACATGATTTGCTCACGGGGTCTGCGAATGTTGCGGAGGTTGTCGGTCAGGCGGGTTCGCGCTCGGGGTCGGGCGGGTTGTGCTGGGTCTGCGAGATCACCCAATTCCTGAAATCGTCGTAGTGCCGGCGCAGGCTTCGGCTTTCGCTTGCCCACTCCTGGGTGTCGTAGTCTTCGACCTTGTTGTGCATGTCCTCGATGAGCCTCTCCGCTGACTGCCGTGCTTCGCCGACGTGTTCGTGCTGCTGGACGGCAAGGACAATCCTGAACTGCGGCGTGCCTTTGGCGTCAACGCCGTGCCACCACCACCATTCGTCATCCTCGGGGTCCATCAGCTCGAGGTGCGGTGCCATGCGCTCGGGCAGCACCTCGACGCGGGCGCCGAACTCGAGCGTGTCGCACTCGATTGCGCCCATGCGCGAGTTCCAGCGGAAGGCGACGGTCCCGGGCCACTTCAGGTTCCACGTGTCAATCAGCAGCTCTGGCGTGATTCTGTTCCCGTGGCACAGGCCGAAGTTAATGCGTGATGACAGGACGGAAGCGTTGTCATCGCACCACTTCTCAAAGCCAGGGACGTCGAGCGTCATCGTGCTGTCGTGTTGGTCGCGCCATGCAATCACGTACCACATGTCAATCTCCTTGGTGATGTTTCAGATCGGCGGCACCTCGCCGCCTTGGCGTGGATCGTATACGCCCTCGTAGGCGCGGTCAAGGGTTCTGCCGGCACCATTCGACCATGAGCGCGATGATGCGCCGCTGCGTGACGTGCAGGCCCATCCGCTCCTGCGCGGCGGCGATCTCGTGCGGGCTAGCCGTGGCGAGGATGCGCTCGGCGTCTGCCTCCCATTCGGCGAGTTCGTGGGCCGGCGGCGGCTGGCAGTCGAGGTGTTCGCGGCGCGTGCGCTGCACCTCGTTGATGCCCTCGCTGCTGGCGTTGTTGGCCGAAGTCACCTTGCAGTACGCCTTGTGGATGCTCGAGAGGTCCGGCACCTTGTCTCGCTCGAGGCGGTGCTGCTCGATGCAGTCGCGCAGCTTGTCCTGGTGCAGCTGTCCCCAGCGCCGGTTCAGGAGGTTGGCCTCGGCCTGGGACGGCTTCCATCCCGGCCAGAGTTCGACCATGAGTTTCTTGTTGTCAATCCATGAGATGGCGTCCATGTTCGTCCTCGTCAGAATGGCGTGTAGGTTGGGTTGGATCGGTTCTCTTCAAGTTCCTTCAGCCTTCGCCGCCGCCCCCCCTTCCGTGAAGGGGGGGCTATGGGGGGATCTATATGTGAATGTGGATGTGGATACGGACGGTCACCGCTACGGTCACCGTCACGGTCACCGTCACGCTGACCGTGCTTTCGCTTCGCATTTGTGGCCTCAGCGGCCATCTGGCGCGCCTTACGCACCTTCTCGGTCTTTGCGCGCTCACGTTCCATGCGCGGATGCACCCATGCTTGCACACGGTCACCGTCACGGTCACCGTGCGGAACGAGTCGCGCACGGATCTGCGACCACGCCTCTGGTGTCATCCCTCCCGTGATTCTCTGTAACTCGTTGTTGTCACTCGGGATGCATCCGTTTATCCACGCATAGCACAGCAGTCGCGTGTAGGCGCCGACCACCTCAGGCGCCATCGACATGGTGCTGGCGATGAAATCCGGCACGTACAGGGGAAACCATGGCAGGTCCGTTGCCATCGTGAACTCCAACAGACCGGGGCGGGACAGGGAGCGGCTGCAAGCAACCTATCCCGCCCTCGGTCATTGAGATGTCGAGCAGTTGCAGCCGCTCTGCGCGCAGTATATCATCTCCTCGTCGGTTGTGTCGCCGGGATGCCCCAGGCTTGTTGCCTGTTCGGCGCCGCGACTGACAACGGGAAGCCACGGACGGCTCCCGAACTTTGCCCCCGGAACGCGCCCCGCGTTGATCTCACGATCCGCGGGGCGTTTCTTTCGTCGTTGTCCGACCCGAAACGACCTTGTCCGACCTTGTCCGACCTTGTCCGACCCGGCTCGTATGTGAGCGAATCCGCCACACTTGTGACGATGTGTAGTACTTCCGCTCCATGAGCTGCGGGACAGCGCACGAACTTAGTCGTGCCTGCCCCTGGCGGTAGGTTGCTCTTTACCCCAATGGCTGCGCCGGCGGGCGGCGTACCTCGCGGCCTTCAGGCCCGCCCCATGCAGGGAATCGGCTCCGACCCCTCAGCCCCGCATCTCCGCGTCCGTAGGATACCGCCACGATGCCGCGCCACACCAATCTTCCGCACCACCTCTACGTCCATATCAACAACGCCGCGCTCGGCCCAACGATGCCAGCCGGCACGACCAAGGGCATCTGGCACGCCGTCTACTGCCGGCCCGGGCAAATCGTGATGGCGCACGTCCTGCTCGAGACAGGCGCGCACTGGTGCGGCCTGCCGCTCCACCAGCTCGCCGCAAGCCCGAACGCCTTCCAACAGAAGCCGCTCGGCTACGGCGATGCGCCGTGCGACCTGCAGCCTTGGGGCGCAATGGGCGACCACGTCGAGGCGGTGTCATTGGATTACCTTGAGGGGTTGACCGTCATGGGCAGCGGCAAGGGGCCGGGATTCTGCGGCACGCACACCGGGATCGTGTTGGACTGGTCAGACGGGTTCAGCCGCTATCCCCAGGAACACAAGCCCCTGAACCTCATCGAGCGGTCGGACGGCCGTTACCTGCTGTACCCGAACAACTACTGCAGGTTCCTCGACAAGCACTTCTGCAGCCTGACCCGCAGTGATGACCTGAAGCACTACCGTCGCGGCGACCGCGTGTTCTGGGAGATGTAAGTTTATCTTCCACCTTTTTCTTACGGCGTTCGCCTGTATCCCAAACGCCACAGCAGGCGCGAGATGTCGCGGGCGGTCGCGTCCACGGCGGCCTCGTCAAGCTCCGGGCGGGCGCAGTGCAGCGCCTCGTGGACGATGGTGTCGAGCGTGTCCTGCTCGCCTTGCCATGTCCCGATGCGGATGATCCGGCCCTCGGCGTGGCCCGGATCGACCATGCTGCCGTAGTCCTTCAGGTTCCCCGAGAACCGCAGCGTCCAGTACTTGCCGCCGATGCGGACGCGCACGGCATCACTTGAACCCGCGGCGCATGGCCGCGTAGGAGGCGGCGCTCACGGTGGACTGGCTCTTCGACCGACTGGTTCCGGCCTTGCGCCGTGCGTTGATGTTCGCGTACAGGCCGCGTGCCTTCTTCTTCGCCATGTTGGTCATCCTCTCGAGGTCTTGCCGCTGCACTTCCACTTCGCACGCGAAAGCCGCAGCGGGCTGTTCGGGTTTCGCGCCGCCGCAGGGTGCGACTTCATCTGCGCGAAGCTGCGGGCGCAGTAAGCGTCACCCTTCGCGGTCCCGGGCTTGATGCGGTCGCCGCCGCCCTTGGCCTTGCCTGCCTGACCGTAGGACACGGTGTTGGACCGCCCGGTCTTGGGGTTGCGGACCACCTTCACGAATCGCTTGCCCTTTGCTGGTGTCGGCATCATGTGTCCTTCCTAGACGGCCAGTTACTGCGCCTCGCGCACCTCGTATCGTAGTTCCCGCGTGCGGTTGCCGTTGCGCCGCAGGTTGTCCATGTAGAACCGCAGCCACAGCGCACCCTTCGGCTTGGGCGGCATGCCCTTCTCGACGGCCCACCCGTTCTGCTCGCTGAACTCGTCCTTGTACCCGGGCGAACGGATGTGCATGACCCTGTCCAGGTACGGCCTCCCGTGCGGGGAAAGCCGTGCGCGCTGGATCGGCATGATCCATTCGTCGTGCGTGTGGCCCGTCCAGATGATGTCAGCATCCGGCAGGTAGACGGCCATTCGCGAGGTCTGGATTGTTCCCCTCGTGACAGGACCGCCGCCGCCGTAGCCGTGGTGCATGTACATCACGACGCTGCCTGCCGCGAGCTGCCGGCGCTCCTTGCAACGGACCACGAACCGCACCCAGTTCGCGTAACTGCCTGCATAGGCTTGGCAGTCGGCCGCCCTGCGGTGCCGCAGCGCCTCGACCAACCGCTCGTTCATGTCGGTTTCGTGCCGCTTCTTGACGGCAGTTTCGTGGTTTCCAGGCGCGAAGAGCAGGGCCATGTCTGCGTGCGGCGCGACGTAGTCGGCGGTCGTGTTGATGACCGCGTCGAGGTAACGACCCTGCTGATGCTCTGGACGGCAAGCCGAGGTGTCGGATCTCATGTCCCACTTGCCCTGCATGAGGCACAGGAAGTCGCCGTTCGACAGCCACTTCCCGTGGCGCTCCCGGCACTGGCGCATGTGCTTGTCGAAGAGCTTTCTGTCAGCGTGCGCGTTGTCGATGTGCGCGTCCGAAACCAGGAGGAACCACTGCTCCCACCCGGCGGTTGGCACGTTCGAATCACCGTCCTCGGTCATCTCGACCGTGAACGATCCTGGCTGGTGTTGCGTGATTGCGACAGCCACTCGGCCGCAGCGTAGCCCCGCTCCTGCACTTAGAAGAATGTGACAGAAATGTTGCAGATTTTCTAACGATCCTGCATTGACAGGACGATATACGCATCTGTACCCTGCTCCCGCCGACGCAGGCGCGTTGCCGAGATCGGCGAAGCACTCGAGGAGATCACCATGAAAGTCCGCGCAACACTGGGCCAGATCATGCTGCACCACCCGCAGGTCGCGAAGCGATACGAGAACGGCGACGTCATGCTCGCCGCCGCCCGCGAACTCGGGGATTCGGTTTCGTTCCGCCTCATCACCGCGACTCGCCGGCTTGCTGAGATCGACCGCGACAACGAGGCCGAGTTCGACGCTGCCGCGCTCGACCTGATGGACGCCGAGGCCGAGTTCCTCCGCACGCACGAGAACACGGAGGTCGCGCTGTGACCCGCTCCGACACCGATACCGGGCTGCGGAGGCTGTACTACCTGCTGTCCGTCCTTCACGCTGGCGGCAGCCCCAAGCGCGGCGACCTCGCCCGAAAGTGGAACGTCACCCCCCGCGCCGTCAGCCACCTCATCGCCGCAGCGCACGACCGCTACGCAGTCATCCTCGCCGACACCGGCGACGGGTACGAGATCATCAGCCCAGGCGTGTTCGACCTTGAGCGGGTCAAGGAGGTCGCATGAACCTCTTCGATGCCAACGAGGCCGAGCGCAGGAAGCGGATCGGGATGATGCTGGCGGCTGACGGGAAGGTCCACCTGCTTGACAGCGCACGCGGGTTCGCGGCGGCCATCGCCACCGTCAAGGGCGAGGTGACCAGCGATGACGTTGCGGCCATCATGGCCGTGAACGGCCTGGACTACGCTGAACTCGGCAACGCCGCCGGCAGCGTGTTCGACGGCCGATTCGCATGGACGGGCCGAGTCGTGCCGAGCGCACGTCCTTCCTCGCACGGGCGTCTGATCCGCGTCTGGAGCCTCGCATGAATGTCAACGTGAACGTCGAGGTGGCCGTGATGAGCGACCTGTTCAAGGATGAGGCCATTGCCGAGTACGTGTCAAGCAACGACATCATCGCGGTGTTCGAGGCGCGGTGGGAGCGCGACCACTACGAGCAGCACCATTACCACGGCTCACAGCAGCACTGGTACTGGGAGCTGAAGGACACCGTGCTGCTCGAGCTGCGGCTCAACGGCACGGTCCTGAAGCTTGACGCCGAGGTGCCGAACGACTTCCCCATGTCGGAGGTGCTTGCCGCGATGATGCGGCGCGAGGTCCGCAACGAGATCGAACTCGTCGGCCCGAAGGCACGGAGGATCACGCAATGAGATACCTGTCCGTGTGCAGCGGCATCGAGGCCGCATCGGTCGCGTGGCACCACCTCGGGTGGACACCCGTCGCCTTCAGCGAGATTGAACCGTTTCCCGCAGCCGTGTTGGCTCATCACTATCCCAACATCCCCAACTACGGGGACATGACCAAGCACAAGGAGTGGCCGCTTGAGCCAGGAGCAATCGACCTTCTCGTGGGGGGAACCCCCTGCCAGTCCTTCTCAGTCGCAGGGCTTCGCAAGGGACTCACAGACCCTCGAGGGAACCTCATGCTCACCTACCTGGCAATCGCTGCTCAGCTCCGACCTCGGTGGATTGTCTGGGAAAATGTCCCCGGTGTTCTGTCCTCGAACGGAGGACGGGACTTTGGCACCTTCCTCGGGGCGCTGGGCGAACTCGGGTATGGGTGGGCCTACCGAGTTCTGGACGCTCAATACGTGCGAGTGGGGCGATGGCCCCGAGCCGTCCCGCAGCGCCGCCGCCGGGTGTTTGTCGTCGGTCGCCTCCTTGAGCGAGGTGCTGGAGACTGGACCGCTGCCGCCCAGGCTGTCCTTATCCCCGAAGGCATGCGAAGGCATATTGAGGCGAGCCCAAAAGCGCGGAAAGTCGCTCCCCCCGATGCTGAAGGCGGCGCTAGAGGCGGTGGCATCTTCACAAGCCACGGAGTAGCGCCGTGCCTTGAAACGACCAGCAACGACTACAGCCGCGCTGATGGCTTCACGATGGTCGCGCAGCCGACCGCCTACCGCTGGCAGAACAATGAACTTGGCTTGCGGCAGGACGATGCCGTGGCCGCGCTGCGGGCATCGGCCGGCAGCTCCGGGTTCCATGAGATGAACCACCCGGTCATCGCGCAGCCCAACGCGGCCCATGCGGCGGTGGCGTTTCACCCGTTGCAAGACCCGATCAGCAGCACGGACGGATCAACGCATTGCATGGGGACGGGCGGGTCGCAAGGCCACGCGAGCATTGCGGTGGCAACCACCATGACCGTGCGTC